TTATTGCTTCGTTATGGTATCGGCGCCTTTTGTACTTTATGACGTATTGGCGGACCTAGAGCATTATGCTTCAACGCATGGGAGCGGTCCGGACAAAAGGTTAGAGGCGTTAAAAAACTACTGGAGCATTTGATATGCGCCGCTATCTTATCCCTCTAATGGAGGCCTTAATTATCGCGGCGCTATTGGCGCTGCCCTTTGCCCTTTATTTTTGGAGTTTATAAAATGCTTACTTTCACAACTGACCAGATTAAATCCCTAATCCCTTGCTCTGCTAAAAAAGATGTCCGCTATTATTTGCAGGGCGCTCTACTTGAAGTGTGTTCTAATGGCGACGTTCATTTAGTGTCAACCGATGGCCATATTCTATTTGCCGGGTTGATAGCGGCGCCAAATGTTCAATGGACCGAAGAACCAAAAACGGGGCCTTGGCAAATGATTATTCCAAGGGATACTTTGGAATTGGCCGCAAAATCCAAAAAACCTACAGTAGAATTAAAAGCTATGCCCGATGGTGCATACATGCTAGGCGACCACTATTTCAAACCAGTAGATGGAAGGTTTCCAGACTGGCGCCGGGTAAGCGTAAAAATCGATGCCGCGTTGATTGAACCCGGCCACTATGACCCTGCTTTACTTGTGCGCGCCAATGACGCACTAAAAATCTGGTTTGGCGGAGGTTCAAAGTATGCTAGCCACTTGTCACAATATGGTACATCAAGCGCAATAATGACCGGCGACAATATGACTGCTTTTTGTATTGTTATGCCATGGCGCGCCAATGAAAGAATAAAACCTTTCACGCCAGCTAACTATTAACCCTCGCTAGCGCACTATGTAAGGGCCCCGCTATACGCGGGGTTTTTATGTGGCCGCTATTGGCCTATTCTGGAGAATAAGCACATGCACAGACATAAAACGCTAGAAGTCACGCTTTGCAATATGGTGGATTAGGGATATATCCCCCGCTCTATGCTTCGCTGTAACGTTTGCCGCACGCGGCGTGCCTCTATGGTCTCCATGCGCGCGCATTGCCTCCAGCATGGCCACGGTCCCCCGTGTAACTGTGGAGGGTATCACTACCCGCACCGCCCCGGGTCCGCATGCTGTGACCTAAACCCGGACGCCATGTATGCGCGAGCGTTGCGCGATGGAGCGGACCCTCTAGAGGCTGTGATTGATAAAGCTCTGACGCGCCCCGGGGTGCCCATGCTTACATGGCCGGACGACTGACGCTCGCCAGGTGCAGTCGCGCGTGCCCCGGTGCCAGGTGCAGTCGCGCGTGCTACACTCGCATTGCGAGCTTGATATTTTTTGGTCGGTCATATGGCGGGGATCTTCCCAAAATCTCCGCCGATGGCCATATTTTTTTTAATATACATCCTAGCGAAAAATGCCTGAAAGTATTTTGATACGGTGCCTCCCTAGTCAGCCCGATCATTGGTGTGATCGATGCGCTCGCAATGCGACCACCGCCCCCCTACCAAACGAAAAGTACCGGCTCGACTTACCGGTTGACTCCACAAGTAACCCCTGTGCATTCCTGCCCCGGGAGCACTCTAAATCTGAATTGAGAGGTCCGCTGTGAACTTCAAGCAAGCCCGTGCCGCATCCGGCCTCACGCAAGAGGCCGCTGGCCAACTCATCGGGGCAACCCGGCGCGCTGTGCAGGAATGGGAGGGAGGCCGGCGCAACTGCCCCCCTGCCAAGCTGGCATATTTTTTAATGCTGACTATGCCGCCGCAAGCCTCAAATGTCGCGCCGCATCAGTCTGCGCCTCAGAGTACGCCCGGGCAACATCCGCACCCCTGAGCCCCTCGCAGGCGTGCCCCGCCATAATCCACAGCCTCGGCTTGCAACCGTCCGGGCTCACCGGGTTATGCACTTGCCCCCGCGTCAGGCCGGGGTGCGGGAAATAGCCCAACTCCAGCATCAGGTCGCCCCGCTTGTTGCGCGGGTATCTGCTCTCCATGTTGAGCCCCTTGATGAGAATGTCGAGGAAGTGGCTTGATACCCAACCGTTCCTAAAGCCCACATGCTCCTGCTCGATGGCCTCGATAATCTCCTGCTCCAGCCGCCCCGCGCTGGCCTGCACAGCCTCATCGGTTGAGCTTGTGAGCGGCGCCCGATGGCACGCGCCTGCCGGGTTCAACTCATCCGGTATGGCGTAGCCCCGCAAATAGTCGGTCACAATGGCGTAGCCGTCACGCTTGAGCCAGTTGTAAAGGTCGGGGAAGTAGGTGCCGCCCATGCCGGCCTTGATAATGTCCTCCACACTCTGCTGCGCGGTGTAGAAGATGGAAAACCGGCGATCGTCTTTGGTCTTGCGCACCGCATCCTTGTGGTTGCTGTTGAGCATAAAGTTGGCGCAAATCATCCGGCTCGACTTGTTGGCACCCTTGCCCTCAACCTCCAGCCAATCGTTAGTAATCATAGGCTTGAGCGCCTCAATAATCTCCTCCTGATGCTCGGCCACCCGAATGTCCTCGACCGCTATAAATATGCGGTCCGCTATCCAATCATTGAACCGTGAGGCCAACTCATGCGGCTTGGGAGTGTGGCAATGCGCGCGCCCTATCGCCTCGGTCACGCACCGCGAGAGCAATGTCTTGCCGTTACCTGGCGCTCCTTGTATAAGTGGTGCCCACTGGAATTTAACGCCCAGGTGCTGCACCACTGCCGCCATGTAGGCCAGAATTATTTGGCGGTCACGCGGCACTGGCAAGATGCGCGCAAGGTGCTCCAAAAAAGGCTGAGGGTTCCCCTTTTTGCTCGGCGTCTTGATGGGCACATAGCTGTTGACGTAGGAGAGGTTGCCCTCCTCCCATATCTCGCCCAAGGCGCGCCGGGGGTCAAACTCGCACGCATTGGCCCGGGGAAAGCGTACATTGCGGCAGTTCAAAAAGGCGTCCCATGCGCTTTTGGCAGGCTTTCCAGCGTCCCTATCGAGCGTGTAGGTGTAGCCGCCGCACATGGCATTGAACCGGCCCTCGTTGAGCAAATGGCCCTCTGGCATCATTATTGCGTGCGCGCCCATGACGTAGGTGCACCCGGCAAACATGATCTTCATATCGTCCGGCGTGAGCCATGTCTCCCCCACCACATCACGCACGCCCGTTGTGGTCGCCTTGAGGGGCTCCATTGCCTTGTCTTTGCAAACATCATTTTGGAGCTTGACGGCATTCAGGACGGTGCGCTCAATGTAGCTGGCGTGCTCGGACCACTTGGGGCGCTTGAGCCTTGAGCGTTGCATCAGGGTCGCAATGCGCTGGCAATCCTTGCCGGTCCAAAATGCCAAGTGTTGCGCCAGTGCCGCGTCCGCGCTCGACTCATCGTAGCCGTTCTCTTGCGGGTAGGCTTTGCACAGTGCTGCAAAGTCCGCATCCCATAATTGTTGGAACGAGGCCTTGGCACCAAAGGCACCGGCCGCTGACTTGCTGTTGCACGCGCGGCGGATAAGCTCGTCGTCATCCACAGGGCCGCGCCATTCCGCAACCGGCGTGTGCGCCCAGCCCACCATGATTGGGTCAACTTCGGCACCTTGGAAATACTTGGCCACGATGGCTGCAACCGCAGGCGTGTGGTCGGTCATGGCGTTACCCACCGCGCCGGTACCGATAGCGACAAAGCGCCCCGAGGTGTAGAACTCAAGCCCCAAGGCGCTATTTTTGGTCTTGTGCTTGGGGACTTGGCCAACGCCAAAGAGGTGCAGGCCGGTACCCGATATGGAAACCTCGCACGCTGCACCGGCCAGCGCGGCGCAAAGCTCGGTTGCAAGGGGACTCCAGCCCGTGGGCGTCAGGCAGGCATCAATGTCGAGAAACCAGAAAGGGTCCGCGTCGGTGAATACAAAGCCCACAGGGCCGTGCGCGGCGGCCGTGGCGTAGTCGGTCCAGATAGAGGGGTCGTGCGCGTTGGCGGGGTGCCCTGTGCGCCAATCGGTGGGTATTTTGTCGGTCTTGCCGGGGCGTGAGCTTGGCCGGGTGACGTAGGTGATAAATTGCCGGTGATTGTGGAACGGGGCGAGGGCTTGGGGGAGTGTCACATCACGCTCCCAATGAAGGCTTGCGCTGCTTGCGCGACGATGGCATTACCGTAGGCGCGCAGGCGTCCCACTCTGCCGGTAGCCCCATGAGCCAGCGGGAATGTGCCGGGTTCAACTGGCCGCCACTTTCCATCCCGGCAGTAGAGCCAATCAGCATCTCGCCAGTGGCCGTTAATCGGGCCGGTTGCGGCACATTCTTGATAACCTCCATCGCCTTGCGGTAGTCCCCGCTGATCTGGCCGTGCGATGCTGGCCCCGTTC